AGTTCGAGATCCTCGAACCTGTGGATGAGCTCGGCGTTCGCGTAGTCCTGCCCCTCGTCGGTGAAGTAGGCGAGTTCGATGTATTCGTCAGGCGACTCGATGCGGCGGTCGGTGGTGTCGAAGGTGACGTTGCCGTTCGAGTCGACGAGACCGATGAGTTCAAGCGCTTCCATGTCGACGTCGATGACCGACGCCACTTCGAGGTCGGCGGTGCCATTCGTCCGGTAGCGTCGCGTCCGGCGCTCGGCCGCGGGGTTGAAGTCCTCGTTATCTTCGTCGACGCTGACGGACAGGTCGTCCTTTGTCGCGAGCGCGAGGACGGTCCTGACGGGATCGGTCCCCGAGTTGTCGATGTGGATGACGTGGACGATGCTGCCTTCAACTTCCTGATCGGTGGTGGTTTCGTTAGTTGCCATATGTGTCGTGCTGCGTTGTTAGTCGTATCGTGATACGTCGAACCGCTGGACGCTTCGGTAGCGGCTGATCGAGTCGTCCCAGAGCGGTTCCGGCGTCCCACCGGTCTCGCCGTCGGCATGCCATTCCGAAACGTGGGCCGTCAGGACCGCCGAAACCTCGTCGCGCAGCGCGTCGTGCCACGCGAGATCGAGGTTGTTGCCGTCTTGGCGAGTACCGAGCGTGTTCGCGGTCATTTCGATGCCGACCTGGACGGTGAGGTTGATGCGCTCCTTTCGGTTCTCTCGTGTCGACGAGCCGGTGACGATCATCACGGGGACGACGACGTCCGGCGGGTCCGCTGCGCCGTCATCGCGCCGCCACTTCTCGGTCGTGAACGATGGGACGATGACGTCCACGCCGTGAGTGATCGACTCAACGTACTCCAGCCGGTCAGTTAGCGGAGCATGGCCGCGGAGCCGGTCAAGGACGGACGTTCGGAGGTCTCGGACACGGTTTGTCGCACGGTCGGACTGGCCCACGTCAGATCACCTCCTCCCAGGCGTCGTCGACCGCCTGCTTGATGCGCTCGCGGATGAAGCCGCGGTTGCTCTCGAACGCCGGCCGCAGATACGGGTAGTCCATCTCGTGGAACGGGGCGTATTCGACGTTCGAGCCGACGATCGCCTGAACCGTGTGCTCGGTGACGCGTTCGACCTCTTGATCGATAGACGCCCGAAGGCGGCCCGTGTCGACGTTAACTTCTCGTTGGGCGGACCGCATGACGCGGAGGCTGATCTCTTCGGCTGCCTCCTCGAGGCGGTCGGGGAGCGTCTCAGTAAACGCGTCGAACATCTCGATGTAGTCGTCCGGCCCCATGTCGGGGAACTCCAGTGCTGACTCCATCAGATGCTCTCCAGTTCGACGATCGTTTCGGCCGACCGCGCCGTCCGGCCGTAGGTTTCGTCGATGCCGGCGACCTCCAACCCCTCTATGGGCGTGCCGCCCGAGAGCGGCCTGAGCGTGACGGCGTCGCCTTCCTGAAGCTGGTCGGCGAGTACCGCTCGTCCCTTCACGGAAGGCGCGCGTTCGACGCGCTCCCCGGTCTCGGAGCGGACGTACTCGGTCCCACCGGGCCGGTACCGCACCGGCTCGTCTTCGAGAACGGTAGCGTCGCCGTGTACCGGGTCGCCGTGTGCTCCTTCGCCGACCTGCTCCTTGCGGGTCGCGGTGAGCGTGTGGGTCCAGTGGTTCCGGTGGCTCATTCGTCGTCCTCGTGCTGCCAACAGACGCCGCCTTGTTCGTCGACGGGGCGGGAGCACTCGCCGCCCGCGCCGGCGCACGTAGGGACCGGCTCGATCCGGTCGCCCCACACGCGCAACTCGTGGTCGGTCGGCTCGAACTCGTCACCCCGCTCGATGCGCTCGCCGGTCGAGCGGATGCGGGGCGTCTCGGATGTCCAGCGGTAGGCCATCAGAGCACCCCCGCACCGCCGTAGTACGATGGCGGCTCGTACTCCGAGGCGGTTGCCTTGGCGGCGGCCCGAACGTCCGCCGGCAGACGGTACGAGTAGGACGCGCCGTCGCCGGTCGACTCGGTCTCCAGGCCGTCAGTCTTGATCCGTTCGAGCGCGTTCCGCACCAGCCGCACGATCGCGTCCCGGACCGGACCGGGAGCGCCGTCGAATCCGTAGGTCCATTCGACGTCGACGGCACCGTAGTCTGTCGGCCACTGTCGGCGTGACGCCCCGTCCAGCAGGACGAGGTGCGTCTCCTCGATGACGTAGTTACCCCCGGATAGAGTCTCGCCGTCAATGGTGACCGAGTTGACGTCGGCGACCGGCCGCCTCGGGAGCGGGAGATCTCGACCGTCGACGTGGTTGGGTCGGGAGAGCGACTCCGTAACGGTCGTCTGCTCGAAGGTAGTACCGAGTTCGTCTTCGAGCCACTCAGCTTCGCGCTCCAGAAGGCCGGTGAGCAGGTTGTCCCAGTCCGTGTTCCCGTCGCTATCCTCGGTGGTGTCATCGACGCCGAGGTCCGCAGCGCCGAACGGTAGCTCACGCTCAAGATCGGACTGCGACACGTACGGGGCAGGCATGAGTTACTCCTCCAGTTCCGCTCGGCGGACGCCGATGGCGTCCAAGACGTTGTCCGAGGTCTCTGCCTCGGCGATCTCCTCCAGGTGGCCGTCGACATCGCCGGCCTCGACCCGCTCGACGCGCGTCTGGTAGCCCTGGTCGAGCCACTCGTCGACGTCGAACTCATCGATATCGACATCCTCCTCAGCAGCGCCGGCCTCGAAGAAGTACGGCTTGTCGAGTAGGTGTTCGCCGAGGTCGTCGTTGACCTCGACGACATCGCCTGTCTCGATCATGTCGCCAGCGACGTTGAACCGTCGCGGGCCGTCTTCGTCGAGTTGGACCTTCATCTCTCACCTCACGGGGCCGCGATGTCCGTGATGTGGACACCGGCGTTCTCGTCCTCGATCTCGAAGTCGTCCTTCCCGACGATCTTGTACTTCGCGAAGAGGTCGTTGTCGAAGACCTCGTCGGACTCCTGGAGGACTTCGACGCGGACGTCGTATCGCAGCGCGTAGATGAGGTTCTGCGCGGGAGTGAACAGCGCCTCGGTGTCGGGCATGGTCGGGAGCCCGAGGACATCGTAGTCGAACGGCGTCAGCTCCGAGTCGCCGAACAGCACCGAGTCGCCGAGCCCGCTCTCGCGCTCCGTGAGATGGAACGCGTACTCCTGCACCTGCGAGGAACTCATCACGAAGATCGGCCCCATCCGCTCGTACTTGTCCTCCATCGTCTGGATGGCCTCGTGGAACAGGTCCGACCGGACCGGCTGCGGATTGCCGTTCGCGTCGGTGTGCGAGTAGGTCGGCATCCCGCGCGCCGACGCGATGGTGAGCCAGCCGTCGTTCTGGTTGATGAAGGCGTCGGCATCCGATTCGTCGCCGTTGACGCCGAGGTCTTCCGTGTCGACGGCCCATTGCTGCGACATGAGCGAGAAGATGGTATCGGCGAGGTCCTCACGCTCGGGGTTCTCCTCGACTGTCTCGCGAGTCAGGCTCCAGTAGACCGAGCCTTTCTCGCAGTCGATGTCGACGAAGTCCGTGTTGACCGTCTCTTCACTCGCCGGCGCGGTGTCTTCGTCCTGTCCACGCCGCTGGCGCTCGCCGACGCCGAGCTTCGGGATGCGGGTCTTCGAGCGACCGACCGGGACAGTTCGGACGCGGTCGAGGAGTTCTGCCTGGGCCTGCACCTCGGTGAAAAACTCGTCGAACATCTCGCGGGGCAGCGTCCCGCCAGTGCCGAGGTCCCCGGTCGTCACCTTGTTGAGGCTGTCCTTCGCGCTTCCGGACATCAGGCATCACCTCCCGAGAGCCCCAGGATGTCTGCTTTGTTCGCGCTCTTGTCCTCGTCGTCGCCGCCGTCGAGCTGCTGGCTCTGCCCCGCCGCCTTCGCGAGATCGTCCAGCTTCTCTTCGAGGCCCTCGATCTGCTCCTCCAGGGCCTTCGTGCCGTCGTCAGCGTCGGCGTCGCCGCCGTCAGCGTTCTTGTCGGTCTGTTCGTCCAGTTCGTCGATGCGCTTCTCCAGCGCCTCGACCTTTTCTTCGAGAGAGTCGTCGCTCATGTGGGTCTTGTCTGCGTCCGACGTATCGCCGTCGGAGGCGTTCTTGTCAGCCGATGCACTCTTGTCGTCGTCCTCGTCACTGTCGCCCCACGTTCGGCCGGCGTGCTCCTCCAAGTCGAACTCGACACTGTCGCGGTCGGTGAACCGCGTCATGCCGTGCTCGACGCCAGCGTCGGTGAGGACGTCCAGTTGCGAGTCGATGCTCGCGAACAGCGCGTCGCGGTTGGCCTGCGACAGGGTCCGGCCCTCTTTGGTCGCCTCTGGCGAGGAAGCTCCGTCATCGGTTGACTTGCCGAGGAGGCCCTTCATCCGGGCCAGGAGACCGTCGCCGCGGCCGTTCTCGATGTCGACGTTGGCCTCGTCGACGGCCCTCCGGAGGTAGTTCCAGAGTCGGTCCGCCTCGCCCTCCGAGTGGCCGCGCTCGGCCATCTCCTCGAGGAAGCGTTCCTTGTCGCCGATGAGGTCCGCGACGCGCTTCTCGCTCGCGTCCTTCATCGCGAGGATCTCGGCGTCGGGGACGGCCGGGATGTCGACCGCCGAGTTTTCTACGACCGTCCCGTCTTGGAGCTCCCAGGCAGGCTGGTCGTCGGGGTAGTCGGCGGCGACATCGACGTCGTCCGGGAGGTCGTCCTGCGCCATCGGTTCGGACCAGCGGACCTCCTCAGCGCCGATAGAGTAGCCCGACAGGATGTCGTCACGGACTAGCGTCCAGAGCTCGTTGTCGTCGATCTTGAACGACTGAATCCACGCGCCTGCCGGGGCTTCCTCGCCGCCGATCTCTCGGGACTGGTCGAGGACCGTGTTCTCAACGAGCGTGATGTGCTCGTCGGGCCAGACGGCGTGCATGACGCCCTGGGCGGCCTCGCCTTGCGGCAGGCGGGCCATGTAGTCCTCGGCGAAGTCCCGGATGGTCTCTGGGCGGACGAAGTCCCCCTGGAGGTCGACCTTGTCCGGGACCATCACGACGCCAGTCGCGACTTGGCGATCGTCATCGGCGGCCTTGAACTCGACGCGCTTGGAAACCTGTTCGTTCTTCTGTACCGTCATGCGTTACTCCTCGTCGTCATCATCGGCGTCCGCGTCGGCGTCCTGCAGCTTCCGGGCGCGACCGGTCGACAGGACGCCGCGCTTCTCGCCGCGCTCTTTGTCGTTGTTCGTAGCCATGTGAGAATCCGTGTCCGCTCCCGGTCGGCCCTCGCTCGCGCGGGGAGTCGGGGTCTCCCGCGCTGACGGTCATCGGCGCCAATGTCTTACGCTACTGTAGTACCTCCAGTCGAAACACTGGCGTTGAGCCGGCCGCCCGACTCCAGCCGGGCGAACTCCGAGTCGGAGAGGTCCGATCGGAACACCGGGACAGCCGTGCATCGGCAGTTGATGCGCTCCTCCGCAGGCAGGTCTGGGTCACCAGGGTGGTCTGCCTCGTAGCCACCGACTAAGAACGTCCCGTCGACGGCGACGATCTGCCCGTCCGCGTCGCCGTGGGTGTCACGTTGGCGCCCGTCGAACGTCGCGAGCCACTCCTCGCCGACGACGCTGTTCGCTTCCTCGAAGGCCGAGTGCGACCCAGCGTTCGAGGAGGAGATGGTCTCGGTTCGGGCCACGCGTTCGGCTTCCCAGTCCTGGAGACGGCCCTCGAACAGGTCGTCGTTAAGGGTGTCGGCGAGGTCGTCGATCGAGAGGCCCTCCTCGTGGGCATTACGGATGAACGACGTGATGTCGTCGGCGAACCGGGACGTGACTTCGTCAGTAGCCTTGACCGACCAGTCCTCAAGCACGTCCAGCGTCCGCTGCGGGACCGCGTCGAAGTCGACGTCGAGGTCGAAGCGTCGCCCCGCTACGGCCCGGCCGGCCTTTGCGCCGTCCTCAAGGCCATCGCGGAACACCGTCTCGAACGACGACGTGTAGTTGCCCATCGTCTCCTCGACGAACATCCGGACGCCGGACGTCGTCGACGGGTCGAGGTCTCCCTGCCGCACCGCATCGACCAGATCCCCGCGGACGTCGTCCACAGTGCTGACGAAGTCCCGGAAAAACTGCTCGATGGCGGCACGTGCCTCTGCCGGGATTTCCTTCGCGAGCAGTGTCCGACCAGGCTGGGTGTGGCAGGTGGAACACATGGGTCAGTTGTCACCTCCTGCCTCTTGAAGGCGACTCTCGGTGCGGACATCCTGACGGAGGTCCTCACGCGCCTCTTCGACGCGGTCGTCGACGAGGTCCTCGATTGCCCCGCCGACGCCGCTACCGCCGCCAGCGGGGCCGCCCATACCGCCGCGGAGTTCGGCGAGGAGCATCTCGCCAACGGGGCCATCGAGCGGTTCCTTTCCGAGTTCTTCACGTGCCTCGTTTACCGTGAACGTGCCCGCCGAAGCCTGGATTCGCGTACGCGCGACCTCGGCATCGGAGAGGCGTGTGTCGACGCCCCGTATCTGGAACTTGACGGTGTAGTCAGTGACACCGAGGGCATTGTGGATCGTCTCGTAGAGGAGTTCGGAGAACCCCTCCTGCTTCGGCTTGATGACGGTGTCGAGGAACTGCTTGCGCTGCTGTTCGGCGTCGGTCGAGAACGCGCCGGACTCGACGGTTCCCGCAACGACCGGCGGGACGTCGTGGGCCTTCAGGATCTCGTGTTCATTCCAGTCGTGGTACTCCAAGAACGACGCGTCCTCGTCGACACCGACCGTCAGTGGTTCGAGGCGGATGCGGGGGTTGTCCCGGTCGCCCGTCGCGAAGTCCGACACCTTCGAGTCGAGCAGCTTCTCCACCTCGAGGATGGCCGTCCGGTGGTCGTGGTTCTTGAGCTTGTCCTTGAACAGTCGGTGGATGTCCTGACGCGCCTTGTCGGTCAGCTCGCCGCCCTCGACGATGATGGCGAGTCGCGGCACCGCGTTCCCATCGAAGAAGTCGATGTTGAACTCGCGAGCAGACTCGTCGCCCTCGATGTTCGGGATCGCCGGGATGATGTCCGGCGTCCCGTAGTGGTCGACGAACGGCGAGTGGTTCCGCTTGAACAGCAGTTCGTTCGCGGGCGTGTCGACCGACGGACCCGCCGCGCCCGTCTCGGCGTCGACGAACTGGCGGTCCGCCGCCGACTCGTCTTCGCCGATGTAGCGGTCGCCGAACGAGCCGAAGTACCGGAGGTCTCCGTTGCGGACTTGGACGAACCCAGGGGCATCTTTTCGCTTCCGGACGGTCGGTGCCGGGATGTAGGCCAGTCCAGTCGGCGTTCCGTCGAGCGCCGTGAGGACTTCGACGCTGAGCCACCCGATGAACTCATAGTCGGCCCAGGCCATCTCAAGGACGTCGGCAGCGGTCGCCCGCTCGGAGTCCATCGGCCCGACCTGCCAGTCGGACTCGCCGGAGAACCAGAACTCCTCGGCGATCTCGCGCTGGCTCTCGTCCGGGTCGTCGACCTCGGGATGCGGGACGAGTTCGAGGCCGAACCCCGCGACGTTGCGGGCCTTGCTGAATCCGGCCTTGGCATGGGTGGTGTTGACCTCGATGAGTTTCGCGAGTTGCGCCGGTGGGTAGGGCGGACTGATCGCGCCGCCCTGTGCATCGGCGAACTGCTTCTTCTGCAGTTGCTGACTCTCCTCGGCCTTCGCCGTGGTCGCCTTCGAGATCGTCTCCGAGTAGGCGCCCCGGAGGCTGCCAGGCCCGGTACTGTCGTCGGTGGTAGTGTTGTCGGTCATAGGCTGTAAACACCGTCGTCGGTGTCGTCCTGGTCGCCGCCTTCGACATCGACGTCGTCCCGGGCGGCCTCGTCGAGAGCGTCGAACTGGCGGAGGCCCTTTTCAGCCATGTACCAGGCGGCGATGAGGTCCGGCGTGTGGCCCTCCAGTTTCCCGTCGTCGAGTTCCAGCGATTGCATGGCGGTGACGAAGTCCTCCGTGGGCTCGTGCCCGCGGTAGAACTGGATGCCGCCGTTCTCGACGAGCGTCCGCAGGCGCGGGATGCCGTTCTCCCACGAGTGTTTCTGCTCGCTCGTCGGGATGCCGGCCACCTTCGCCCGCAGCTGGGCGTCGAACTCGATGGCGTCCTCGACGATGTAGCCCTGCATCCCGTTGCTCTCAATGACGACCATCGCCGGGTCGTACCGCCGGTCGTACTCGACGAGCTGGCCCTTGACCTCGCTCGGTGAGAGCCCCGGTTCAGCCCGGGCGTCCAGGAGGACGCGCTCGCCGTTTCGGCGCCGGAGGAACACGACGAATGCGCAGTTGTCGCCGGTCGGGCTGTTCGCCGGGTCGTGTGCAACGACGATCGCCTCGCCGGCGCCGGCGCGATACTTCCGCGGTGGGTCGCGGTTGCGAACGGAACAGCCGCCCTGGTCGACGTCGACGTTGACGTCGTCGGCCTCGACAAGGTTGCCCGAGCCGCCGATGAACGCGAGACAGTACTCCCGCCAGAACCGGAAGTCGGCCATCTCGTCGCGCTTTTCGGCCAGCCACTCGGGGCCGCGTGCCGCCGGCCAGAGGACGTCCATCGTCTCGCCGTCAGTCCAGGGGTCCGTTACCTCGGTGTAGTACTCCGTCGGCGGACGTCGCGAGTCGAGTGCGTTGTCCGTGGCGTTGGCGTCCTCCCAGTATTCGAGGATCGCCGGGTATTCCGCGACCGTGTAGGCCGGGAGGGTGCGGTAGTGGGCGTAGATGTCGTCGGGGCGCTTGCGAGTCCCGAGGAACACCTGCCGCCCGTTGTCCTTCACCATCGGGACAGCTGTTC